AGGGCTTGTATCAATTACAGCAGGTGCAGACCAAATGAGTCCCGGTGAATCTATATTAATAGGTGTAATTGGTGGTGTAGTAGTAGTGTACGTTGTTGCACTTCTTGACAAACTGAAATTAGACGATCCTGTTGGAGCTATTGCAGTACACCTTGGATGTGGTATTTGGGGTACACTAGCAGTAGGAATCTTCGGAGAATTAGCTAGTGTAAGTCAGTTTATATCACAGTTATTCGGAGTCGTTACAATTGGAGGGTTCTGTTTAACTACTTCTTTTATAATACTATTTACCCTTAAGAAGACTATGGGGCTTAGGGTTAGCAAAAGCGAGGAGTTAGAAGGGCTAGATAGTTCAGAACATGGAATGTCGGCTTACCCTGACTTCAGACTTAATCAACATTAATATTATATAAAATGAAAAATATACTTACACTATTATTATTTAGCTCAATCTTGTCTTTTAGTCAAGATAGCTTGTCATCAAAACTTTCTTTAGAAGGGAGTGTTGATACTTATTACAGAAGAAATATTAGTACGGCAAGTACAGGGGTAGCTCCGGCTACTTCTTTTGCCAACCTAAACGGTTTCTCACTAGGGATGTTTAATCTTATTAGCTCTTATGAATCAGGAAAGACAGGAGCAGTTGTTGACTTGGTATATGGACGAAGAGGTGAAGACGCAGTATTTTTGTCTACAGGTAGTTCTAGTATTGTTAATCAGCTATATGCTTATTGGAACATTACTAAGCGTGTGACCTTGACGATGGGTAACTTTAATACCTTTCTAGGGTACGAAGTTATTAGTCCAACGGGGAACTTTAATTACTCAACCTCTTATATGTTCTCCTCTGGACCGTTTTCTCACAGCGGTTTAAAAGCAGACTTTAGTTTGTCTGAGGATTTTACGGCTATGTTAGCGGTTTTAAACGCTACTGATGCTACTGAGTATAATCCGACTAACTTCAGTACACTAGGAGGTCAGCTAGGCTATAAGGGGACTTATTTAAACGCTTTGTATGGTAAGCAAGACTCTACGTCTAAACCAACTTTCCAAATTGACCTAACAGGTGGTTATGATTTATCAGAGAAGTTTTATTTAGGAGTTAATTCTACCTACAACGACACCGATGGATCAGGTTTTTACGGAGTAGCTTTATATCCTCAATATGCAATTCGCAAATTGACCACTGGACTTAGAGCAGAATACTTTTCAGACGGGCAAGAAGATATGGTAAACTTAACCACTACTATTGATTATAGCGTTGACAACCTAAGCCTAAAACTAGAATATAGAATTGATAAATCTAGTGAGAAGGTTTTTGAACAAAAAGACAACCTTAGCAGTATAGTTTTAGCTGCAGTGTACTCTTTTTAGATATGGAAGATTTGATACCTAGCAGGTATATTACAAAAACAAAAAAGTTGGGCTATGAAGGTAGTCCAACTTATTGTAAAGTTTTTAATTGGTTTAGAGAAGAGTGGGGATATACCTCATGGATAGAAAAAACAGACAAAGACTACAATTATAAAATATACGCTAAAGGTGTTTATCATAGACCAATACATTCTACAAACAAATCTCCATACTGTAAAGATTATTTGGAGGCTAAAATAAAACTGTTGGATGAATTAATACTAATAGTAGAAGAAATATAACAACTATGCCAACATTCGATTACATTTGCGAAAAATGCAAAGAACAGCTAAAAGATAAGCTAGTACAGTCTTACAAAACAAAAGTTAAGTGTCCTAAATGCGACACATTTATGAATCAACAAATAACCAAGCCTAACTTAGGCAAAATGAACAAGTATGGAAGCAGCTATTAACAAACACAAGAGGGTATGCACCTCTTTTATGTCCAATGCAATTATAATGTTAGAAAACATTGAAGACCTAAAAAACACACCCATATGGTCTAAAAAATTAAAGTTTCACGGAAACAGGTTTTTAGAAGAGTTAGAGAAAAAAACTCTTCCAGTTGAGAAGGCTATGCACAATAATGAAAAAGAGGTTAAGCTCGTTCAGGAAATACAAACAATATACGAAGAGATATTTAAAGAAATGGCTGAAATAAACATTGAACAGTTGATAGATTTAAAGTATTTTGTTATGGACTTGAAAGAGGGAAAAGTAATAAAAGTATCAGACAAGGAAGCTGAAAGGCTTAAAAACAAATCTAAAACAAAGTAACCAAGGTATTGCAAGGGTTTTGCGAGTGTTGAACACAACACCTCTCTTGTTCTATATTAAACTAGAAATAAAATGAATAAAGATAGAAAGTTTCAGATAAGGATAGAGGGAGATGTCATTTATAAATTAAGAGAACTCGCTAAACAAAAAAAAGTATCCGTTGCTAAATTAATTAGAAAATCAATAAAGAATACATATGACCTATAACGAAGATTATCAGAAAGTAGCTGACAGACAAGCTATATTTAAAAAAGAATACCCAACCCACAAAATCACCACACACTTATTAGACACCTGTATCATAGAAGGCAAACACCAGGTTATTATTAAATGTGAAATATTAAACGGCTCAAACAAAGTTGCTGCTACGGGTATAGCATCAGAAAGAGAAGGAAGTAGCAGTATTAATAAAACTAGCTGGGTAGAGAATGCCGAAACCTCTGCAATAGGTAGAGCATTTAGAGCATTAGGTATTGGGGATAATGAGAACTACGCATCCAAGGAAGAAGTTGTAAACGCTAAACAAAAACTTGGAACAGTTGAGAAGAAAGAAAAAGTATCTAAAGGAAAATCCCTTACCGAGAAAGCTAAGAAAAACACTAAGAAGTTAGACCTTAGTTTTATTACCGATAATAGAAAAGTTGCTGACTTAAAGAAAATAGCAAACGGTCTAAAAATGTTTGGCATCACTAGACTTCAACTAACCCCTGCTTTAAAAAGATATGATCCTGAAGGTAAGTATAAGGATTTAGCTACTTTTATGGTTGAGATGCCAACCAAGGAGCTTATAACTTTTATTACTGAATACGTTGTAAAAAATAAAAAATGAGTTACCTAGTAGCTAATTTACCACAGATACAGTGTTACGTCAGAAGAGAGTACCTGTACGATTTTGATGAAGGTCATGGAGAATATGAGCCTTGCTATTGGGTTAGCGTTAAATCTATACTCGGTAAAGCCTTATACATAGAGGCATACTTAACAGAATACGGAGCTTTGTATGATAAGCTCCCAATATCAGCTTTTGTATGGAGAACTGATGTTGATGTTGACACATTTGTTCCACTAGATTATTTGCAGATATGGGATTGTTTTTCGTATAATATAAGTGTGATAGAGAAAACTATACTAAAGAACATAGACTGTCAGGTATACATGAAAGACAAGAAGTATCATAAAGGATATTATCTGTTTACTATTGATAGTTGTCACTCAGAGCCTAATGAGTTAAATGTGAGCCTTTCGCAAACGCCAAACGAACACAAGTCTTTTAATATTATTAAGATGGATAACGGTCAGTTTGCTGCTCAGCCAAACAATAGAGTTCTGTTTTATGATCAATCCTTAACATCAAATAAACTAACCCCACCAGACTTTAAAGTAAGCACCCATGAGTTCTTTTGTGAAAATGCTCACAAGTGGGCTGTAGAAGATGGATACTTTTATGAGTTTGATAAAAAAGAATAAACAGTGAATTTAAAAGACAAAATTATAAAAGGTAATGACTACCTAGTGAATCAGTGCGAAAAAAAACTAGAGTCACTAGCCTCCCTAGAAAAAGGGAAGTTTACCCCAAAAAACCCGAAAGCCTATAATACATATAAAAAAGAAGCAGAGTTTAGATTGAGATACGTGGAGGCGGTGACACAATTACTCAACGAACAAATACTTCTTTCGGAAGGAATAATAAATTTTATATCCTTAATAGATAATCAAAGTAATGTAGCTGAGGAAGATCTTAATGTTTTAAAAAACCTTGCGAAAAAATACATTAAATGATTACTAGAAACAGACTAGAAGCCTTTTTAAGAAATGGGCTTAGTATTATACCTTTAAAAAAGAACAAGATACCTAACATAAGCTCTTGGCAGAAATACACCAAAGAACTTTATAAGTTAGGCTCAAGCATATCAGAGTTTCAATCTGTAGGGCTTGTAACGGGAGAAATAGCAGGAGTACAGGTTGTTGATGTAGACGCTAAATATTGGATTGGAGAGGGCGACTTAATGAAGCTTTTAAAAGCAAAGGTAGAACTATTCTGTCCTGGTTTATGGAAGAAGCTTACCATATCCACAACAAAGAATAATGGGTTTCATCTTATATATAAAGTCCAAGGCAAACAAGAAGGAAGTGTTAAGTTAGCCCAAAGAGAACCTACAAAGAAAGAAGAGAAAGAGGGTCAGAAAAGGTTGGTTCTTTTAGAAACAAGGTCAGCAAATGCTTATGTTGTTTGTTTTCCATCTGAAGGCTACGAGCTAACTCAAGGTAGGCTTTTGGAATTAGAAGAAATTACCACAGATGAAAGGGATAGGCTTTTTGCTTGTTGTAGAACTTTTGATGAGGTTTTACCTCCTGTTTTTCAAGAGAAGCCTCAAGTTGTATACAATAGCGTAGGGATACCTCCTTGGGATGCTTATAATGATGACAGCTCTCATTGGCAAACAGTAATGTCAAGTCATGGTTGGGAACTAAAAGAAGAGAAGAACAACAAAATACCTGTTGTAAGACCCGGAAGCAACTCTCCTACGTCAGGAAACTTTTCATTGGGGCATAACCTTCTAAGAGTTTTTAGCACATCATCTATATTTGACAACACTAAATCTTATAGTCCTTTTGGGATATATACAGTACTACAGTGCGGTGGAGACCCTAAGCAGGCTGCTAGAGAACTAAGAGATATGGGTTATGGAACTAACCCTGAGTCTAAGTATAAAGTAAAAGACGAGCCTGTAGAGATAGATAATACTCATGAGTTTATTGTAGGTGATGAAGCCAACTCTTATATACATGATTTTGCTAGTGGTAAAATACCAATGGGACTATCAACAGGATATAAAGACTTAGACAGGCATTATCGTTTTAAAGATCAAGCTTTTGATATTGTAGGTGGTACAGCAGGATTGGGTAAAACCACTATAGCTTGTTTTCTCTTTGCCTTAGCGAATGCTCTTCATGGTAAGCGTGTCATCATATACAGCACAGAGAATCCAGCTTGGGAACTGAAAGTGTTTATCCTTGAGTTTTTGTATGGAGAAAAAGTTAAAGATATTCCTAAACAACACATTGACAAAGGATTAAAATACTTAGACAAAAACTTTGCATTTATTGAGACAGAAGATATGCTTAGCTACTTAGATATTTTAAGTATGGTTGAAAAAATAGAATCTAAAAAAGGTAAGTATGACTATCTATTTATAGATCCTTGGAACGCTTTAACAGTAGACTATACAGAAGTAGACAGGAAGCTTAATACTTATCAGTACACACTTCAGGTGACAACCAAACTACAGAAGTGGTGCAAGCATAAAAACATGTCTCTATACATAGGTATGCACTCCAACACAGAGTCAGCAAGAAGGATTCACCAATCGGGTGATTTAAAAGGGAATCCCTCTCCTTTGAATGCTGCTGACCTTGCTGATGGTGTTGTATGGGAAAACAAATGCACACACATGTTGTTAGTACACAGATACAAGTTTGTTGAGGAGCTTAGAAACCAAACGCAAATAGCAGTAAAGAAGGTTAAGTCTAGACACACTGGCGGTTTAGAGACTCCGCTAGACAGCCCGGTTCTTTTAAATATGGGAAGAGGAAAGCATAGAGATTTTTTTAGTTTTTATGATTCTGATAACGAAAGTCCTTTGCGAGGATGGTTTAAAAAGACTATCTTAGGGGAGGAATTTGTCAGTACGAAAGATGAAAGACCAAGCTTTGATGATTACGTATTTGAACAACAAGAACCTTCTGAAAGTGAGGAGGTGAACAACTACAACAAAGGAAAGGTTTTTAAGGGAAGTAGACCTGCCGAACAACCTCCTTATTAAATTAGTAAACAATTAAATTTTATATATTATGGGACTAGGAAGAGACAATTCTCCGAAGACTTACCTAAAGCTAAACACTAAAGAAGAAAAACCAGTGTTTAAGGTTTATGAGAAGAACGATGAAACAGCAAAGTATCAGCACACGCAAAGCGAAACATTTGTTAGCGGTTATTTTAAATCCATTAAATTTCAGATCAATGAGTTTAAGGGAGAGCAAACAGAAGTTTTTAACCTTACCATTACAGACAACGGTATGGATTATGTTATTGAGTCATCACTTAGTATGGTGGGTAGAGGTATCCTTAATACACTTTCCTCTTACACTGAGTTAGGACTAATTAAAATTTCTTTAGCAACAAGAAATAAAGATGGTAAATCATTTCCAACAGCTTATTTAACTATAAACGGAGATGACAGACCTAAATGGAAGCTTAGTATTGAAGAGCAGATGAACTTAAC